CTTCCGCAAATATAGCTTTTTGGGCTATTTCCTGACCTTCCGTTTCATACAGGTATTGAACAATATCATTTTCGGCTTTATTATATTCCCTTCGGTTATTTATTTCTAAGGGAATTACAGTTCTTTGTTTTGGCGGTAATTCTTTAAGGACATCTTTTTTTAAACGACGGATCATAAATGCGTCTTCTAATATTTTATGTAATTTATCAGTATTGCTGTGTCCCTTGAATCCATTTTCCATATCACCGCCGCAGAACTCCATTCCAAAATGGAACCAGTTAGGGAATAATTGATGATTAAGCATATTTAGAGTAGTGAAGAATTCTATAGGGCGGTTAGTGATTGGTGTTCCGCTAAGGCAGATAATTTTATTTATCCGTCTGGATATTTTTTTGACTACTTTTGTTCTCATTGCTTTTGGATTTTTTATCGCGTGGCTTTCATCAAGGATCATTATTTTATATCCCACCTCGGTTAACAAATCCACGTAATCTTTTAAAATATCATAATTTATAATGGTTATTTTGTAATCATCATTGAAGACGGCTTGCCTGCCTTGTATAATTTGTACGTCATCCGCTTCTTCAGGGATCCATTTTCGGATTTCTCTATGCCAATTAAGTTTTAACGTTGCCGGCACTATCAATAATGCAGGGCGTAATTCCGGATGCATTTTCATGTAAACAAGGCTTTGACAGGATTTTCCTAAGCCCATGTCGTCAGCCAGTAAAGCTCTGCCATTAAATTTTTCAAGCAGGCGGACGCCTTCTTCTTGAAAAGGATATAATTTTAATTTTGTTTCGCCTGGAATATTTATTTCCACAGGTTTTTCTTGTATTTCATTTTCAATCTCAAAACCTATTTTTTTTAATGTATCGAGGCTGAATTTATTTACAGGCAAAGTCCATTGTTTAATATCCGGATGCCATTGCCTTCCGGGTAAACTTCTTATTTGATTTAAAATAATATCAAATTCTGTTTTTAATTCAGTTCTGAATTTGAGATATAAAAGATTGTCTTTTATTATCCCTGTCTTATATTCCTCCAGTTTATTCGCGGGCACAGACACGGGTGTCTTAATCTCAATTCCTGTTTTTATCATAGTTTCCATAGTTTTGTCTTTTTATATCATATTTTCAATATATAATTTATGTTTATATCTTCGGTGTTCTTTTTGTATTTCTCTATTTTTATCTTTATCGTAATATATTTTTGATCCTCCACGTTCTTTTCTTAATCTCTTGTTTATTTCCTGCCTTTCAGGAAATAAAATAAATTGTATTAATCTTCTGTTGACTTTGAAGAGCCTTGTTATTTCTCTTATAGAATATCCTTTTTTATATAAAGATATAATTTTCAATTTATCTTCAGAAGATAATTTTATCCTCCTGTCGAATTTAGTATATTCGATTTTTATTTTATCGCTTTTATATGGCATAGTTTTCCCTTATATTATATTTATCGGATAATTTTGTTATTTTCAGAAAAGAAAACCCCGCAATTGCGGGGTAAATATTGTGTTTAACTCCATTTCATCAGGGCTCTTAACCTGGCGCTAGCCATAACAATTGCGGTAAAGGATTTATTCAGCTTTTCTTCACTGCTTAAATCGTTCCCTGCCATGTGCTTTTCCGCTTCAGATAAGATATTATCGATTTTTTTCAATTCTTTCATTTCATTTTCTGTCATCGTATTCACCTTTTCAGATTTTCCTTGATCTCCCGGAAAGCAGACATGATCCGGTGTTTTCCCACTCCCCATAGGCAATGCCAGTAATGCCCTTCCATTGAATTTTTCTATTTGTTTGAGGTCTGCTCGTTGATAATCATACAAAATATTATCGATTTTTTTCAATTCTTTCATTTCATTTTCTGTCATCGTATTCACCTTTTCAGATTTTCCTTGATCTCCCGGAAAGCAGACATGATCCGGTGTTCGCTCCATCCCTGATCCTGGAAGTAGTCGTAAATTGCGTGACGTTTTGCTTTTGCCCTGGTCATGTGCGCCCGCGTTCTGAAATATTTCTCCATGATTAGATCGAAACTTTCCGTTACCGCCTGTACAATCGTTTTTGCGTCATTGCTCATGCTCTGAAATGCAATATCATCAATCAATTTATTTTCGCTTTCTTTCCATGCTATCGCCACTCTGCCGCAGAAAAAAGTATCTTCGTTTGCCTGTTTCTCGTTTCTGATGGAATTTGTATTTTCAAATATTTCATTATACAATTCCATCTCCCCTTTTTGGAGTATCTTGCCATAGAAATATTCATTGTTTTTTCTTTTACCGATGCTTTTTCCTTTTCCCGCATGGCGATAAATTACGTCGTAAAAATCCCAGAACAGCTCTGATGAATAGAAAGTGTGAAAAGCAACTTTTTTAGACGGATCATACTTTTCGGCGCACTCCATAAATGTTTCATGGGCTGTTCCGATCAATTCGTCCCTGTCTATACTTATCTTTGTTGTTCTCCTGAATTTATTGATATTGATATCAATAGCTTTCTCTACTTCAGGGGTGTACAATTCTTCGTACATATTTGGCTCTCCCTTTATAATTATAATTTTAAGACTAAAAGTCTTACTCTTTAGGTATATATACCTAAAGAGTAAAATGTTTAATCAAAAGCATTTTCCGGAGTTTCCCAAATTTCTTTTTCTTCAATATTCGTAATCATTGAAAAAATCTCTTTTATTTCTGATTTATTCAAAATAACTGGTATGCACTGGTCGCCATGATAATGGAAAATTCTGATTTCATTGATTAAATTTTCCATTTTAACTTTGCTTTTTTCCGGCTCTCCCTGCCATATAGGTTGACAATTTTTATACTTAGGATAAGTGTTATATTTTATAATACAATCTATTCCTAAAATATTTAATGCTTCTTTCATATAAGTTACCCCTTTATAATTATAATTTGTAAACGCTAAAGCGTTTACGCAAAGGGATAAGAATACCCCTAGGCGTAATTGTTTTAATCCTCTTTTATGTCGATATAATACTTATCGATCTCATCTTGTATTGAATCCGGCATATCTTCTTGATCTGCTCCACATATTTCGCATTTTAATTTACTTTTTGAATGAATATAGTTTCTTCCACATTCGCAATCCCAAAAATTCGGGTTAGTTATTATTTTATTATGGGCTTTGTTTCCTTTCATCACTGTTTCAATTGCTTTTTTGATTGAATCCCAAGAAACTCCATAATTGTTATCAATATTTTTAAATACAAGATCAAGAACTTCTCCGGCTTGAATATTGTTTATTTCAACATTCATTTCTTCCGCTTGTTCGTATACATCTTTAAGAACCCATTGATGAGAGATTGAAATAGTATTATCGTCTTTATCTTTGACGGTAATTATTTCTACTTTATCAGATTCTTTTCTTATGAAATCTTCTAAACTGTTTATGAAATCTTCATATATCACAGTTTTACCTTCATAGTTTCTTAGAAATTCCATTATTTCATCTATCATAAAGTTACCCCTTTTATAATTATAATTTTAAGTCTTAAAGACTTATGCCCTTCCGCCTGTTCAACGGCGGGAGAGCATAAAACTTTAAAAGGTTTTTTCAACATCAATAACGGTTTCTCTGCCTGCTTTATCCCAGTATTTTAATTCATAAAAATCAGGGAATTCCGCTTTTACTTCACACTGCATATTCAGCCAGTAATTACGCATATCTTTGTCTTTAATGTGGGTGCGATCGACGATTTCAATATTATATTTCTTTTCTGCCTGTCTGATAGTCATGGTTATTCCTCTGTCTCCGGTATGTATTTTCTATCCGGTTCAAGCATTACCGTCGCTGTTCCAACCCTGTTTCCGTTAAAGTCGTTAAATCTTTCAAATAACGATTTTATATCGTCATTTTCTTCGATCTTGTCGCAGTATTCCCTGAGAATCCTTGCAACTTCCTGACCCGGTATGTCGCAGAATGCGGCATTATCGATATTGATATTAATAACTAGTTCCATATAAGTTACCCCTTTATAATTATTTAAAATAAAAGTGTATAAACACTTTAAAAGATGTCCTGTATAACAGGACATTAATTAAAGGATTTAATTAGTGTACTCCTGGTCAGTTATTATCCCCGCCCTGCAATCGTCTTGCCACGTAATACAAATAAATTTGTCGTTTTCATAGTCATTACAAGGCAAAGATGATCTATAGCGTTTCTCCCCGGATGGCGACCATACCGAGAAAAAACATTCTTTAGAATCATCCTTATTTTTCAGAAATTCTTTTAATTGTTTTACTGTCATAACATCACCCTTTTATAATTATAATTTTAAGACTATTAAAAGTCTTATCACTAGGGACGTGTAATCCCTAATGATAAAGATTTTAAATAAAGGATTGTCATTCTGCTTGCGCATTACAGCGGGACTATTGCCCGCTTGACTCTGCTATTTGTTATTTACTGTACAAATCCACGGGAAATCAGAATAACGACAGTAATAAAAAATATAATTTTCTGTTTCTATTGTAGTATCAATTCCATCTATCCACGGAGTTTCCGGCATTTCTTTTAATATTTTTTTACTTTCTTCTTTATTCACTTCGTCCCATTCGGAATTTTCAATATCTAAATCATTTAAAATTATGCTTTGCCAGTTCCTTCCATCCCAGTAATTCCATGCCATACAAGAAACGTGATCATTATTGTTTTCATTTTCTTCATCAATTATACAACCTGCATCATAACATCCTATTTTTTGTCCATATTGGCTGTAGGTCTCACAGAAATTTGTTTTTTTAAAATTATCCTTTTTTGTAATGTAAAATTGTTTTTCTGCTGCATAATTATTTTTTAATATTTTCATTTTGTTTCTCCTTATTTATTCTCAGGGCTTGTCACCTGTCCGCAACTGCGGAGCGCATTACAGCGGGACTATTGCCCGCTTGACTCTGCTATTATAGTTTTTAAATTATTTTTTAATTCATCAAATTTAATACAATCATATTTATACAGTTCAATTTGATGTAAAATTTTCCCAGCTTTTTTAAGTTCTTTTTTTTGATATTTTGGTAATTTTTTTAATTCTTTTACCCAGTCGTTTGAAAGCAAATTAGCAAAAGCTTTATCAGACATAATTGATTCTGTCATGATTTTTACCTCTTTTTGTCCGGTATTATTCCGGTATTAAGATTGATCGGACTTGTCACCGATCTTGTGCATTACAGCGGACAATAGTCCGCTTGACTCTGCTATACATATTCGTGACAGTTCGGACAATAGTGTATGTCCTGTAATTCATCAACTGGACATTCTGCTAAATAACCTTCCCAGCCGCATGATTCACATTTTACTTGATTTTCATCATCCCATCCAAAATTATCAATACCGTATCCATCAAAATTATTTTCCATATTCCCTCTTTTTTGTCCGGTATTTTACGCCCGCCGGACTCGGTTCGTTTTTATAATGGTTTAATACAACTAGTTTTAAAAAACCAATTCACTCCTGTCCAGTCAGCGTTTTTACAGGTCAGCTTTACGATGTAAATTGTTTTCAATTCCTTTAAAATAACACCGTTTCCAATTCCCTTTACATATACTTTTTTCATAATATCACCCTTTATAATTAGATTTAAGGTTAAAAACCTTAAAAATTCCCTGTTGTTAAACAGGGATAATTTAAGATATTTAATTATCGATTAACTGTGGTGCATGTTCTTTTATCAATTCGTAATAGTAGTTTGCATATTTTTGCAACAGCGGAATTATGTCTTTTATTTGCATTCTTTTTTTATCTTCAATTCTCGCCCGATGACAAAACTGGTTTATGCCTTCCATGCAGGCCCCGGTAAGTTGATGAAACTTTTTCCGGGTAATATAATCTGTCGATTTCCATTCTGAATAAGATTTCTCTTTCGGCCGTGCTTGCTTTTTGATTTTTCTGATTAATCCTTTTTCTGCATTTTCTGTTGTATCCGCATGAAAAGAAATATTTTTTATCCAGTCGACTGCAATAAAACCGGATTGCAGACTGACGTTATAACCCCTTTCCTGTGCTATCCATGCCGCGTTATAAAAAGAAATATTATTTTCTCTTTTCAGGAAATCACATTTTAGATTTACGATATTATCAAATACACGCAGATTAACAGGGGGAAGATCAAAAAGAACTGGAATTTGTATGCAGGTATAATATCTTTTACCGGGGTGTCCGTATTGTTTTGAATACATATCCCAGTCAAGATTATAATCTGTCCATATAGCGGGGGTTCCTGTCCGCAGTTTTGCCCATTTTGACGGAGTATGCGCCGCATCCGCCGCCGTGCGATAGTGTTTTTTTAACATAAAACATATAGTATTATAAACTTTTTTCTGATGTTCTTCTGCTTTCTCCCTGCATTCAAAATGCATTACAGGTTCATCCCATTTTGACCAGCCTGCATTTTGTCGCTGTTCATATTTTGCCATTGCCTGCTTATACCATTCTTCCTTAGTCAACCCGCTGGATGCATACCAACTTTTACGAATTTTGCTTTTTTGTATCATATAATTAACCCTTTATAATTAGATTTAAATCCCTAATAGGATTTATAAAAAGGGATAAATTTTTTTATCCCTAGATATAAATACTTTAAGATACTTTAAGATACTTTAAGATACTTTAAGATACATTATTTATCATATCTCTTTTTAACCCGTCGCTGACGTTCCATATTATCGGGTAATTATTTTCTCGTTCGTACAGATAAGCATTTTTCTTATTATATCCCGGTAACAGATTATTATCCGTCATGATTTCAAGCGTTGTTTGTTTATAGTGTTCTTCATAGCCATAAACCATCTTACCGGAAACATAATGTTTCCCTGTTTCTATTTCTTCGATATTGACAGAATGATAAGTATTCCCCGCTGATTTATCAAACCAGCGAACAGCATTAACAATAAATTTTATTTCTCTTTGCATAATTTAACCCTTTTATAATTATAAATTTACGATCATTAATAATCGTATAAAGTACAGGGATTAATTATCCCTGCATAGTATCTGATTATTAAGCGGATAATATATCACATGTTAAGACAAGGCATTCAATTTTGTAAATTTTGAATTGCAAACCATCAGAAAAAAACATATTAAATTCTTTTATGAAATTAAAAGCTATTTCTTCAGAATCGAAAAATTGAGCATTTTTTATATCTGGAGTAAACTGGATATATTTTTTATCTTTAAATTGACAATACTCATTTTCCATGTTTTTAATAACATATTGTTTGAACGTTCGATATTTCATATAATCACCCTTTTATAATTATAAATTTAAGTCTTAATGACTTATAATATATTCGGTTTAAACCGAATATATTATAAAGACTAAGCTTTTATTTCTTCATGTTCTTTTAACTTACTCGCTAGGGCGGTTATTGTATGCGATAGACCAATTGCTGTTTTACGACCGTATGAAGTTTTATAAAATCCTTTGTATTTCTTTATGCCTAGAATTTTAGCTATTTCAATACCGCTGTTTTGTAAATATAGCTGTTCTTTCATAAATTCTTTCTCTTCACTTAATAACATAATATTTAACCCTTTTATAATTAGATTTAAGGTTTAATAACCTTATGTATCCCGGTCGTTAAACCGGGAAACATAAAACTATTCAAACAGGATTTCTGAAAGATTTATCCCGTTAAATAACGATAATTTAACAGTATAGCCGCGCGGATCTCCCTGAAATTCAATATTAAAAATTCCCTGCCTGTCCGCAATGGAAGTATTTAAATCCTTAACTTCCTCAACAATCAAGTCGTGCAGTCTTTCAGACTCAACATCAAACACTGTTCTTTCCTCATCGGCGTAAGCAGACTTGTCGTTAAAAGTAAAAAATCCTTTTCGGGGGATAAATCCTTCTCCATTGCAGTCATTTTCTGCCTGCCGCTGATAAGCTTTTGCCAGTCTGCGCAGTTTTTTAATTATTTGCACCTGTTCCCATGATAAAATAATTTTTGTGCGTTCGGCAAAGAAGCCGACGATTAAATAATAAATTTTATCCATATAATTTAACCCTTTTATAATTAAATTTAAGGTTTAATAACCTTATAAAGTACAGGGATAATTAATCCCTGTATAGTATCTGGTTATTAAAGTTTTTTTTGATAATTGATTGCCGGAAAACAAGCGGGTATTGATTTTACAAATTGCATTGCATCAGCTATGGGAATATAAAGTTTTGTCAATTCTCCTGCCGTACCGATAATATAAGAATCGGCAATTCCGGCGGGCTTATAAATTAATCTGTTCCTGTATTTATCAGGTAATTTTAAAAATTCACCTTTTTCCAGCCATAAGCGACCGTCATATTTTCTGAAATTTGCCATAATAATTTAACCCTTTTATAATTATAAATTTAAGTTATTAAATAACTTATGTAACCCGGTACTAAATAGACCGGGAAACATAAATAATTTAAACAGGGCAGGTTTCTCTTTTATCAAGCGGCACATGATTTATTATATACGCTTTTAACTTTTTCAGGTGTTCGGAAATTTGTTTTTTCATACTCCATTCAATTTCCGCTTCCCCTTCTTTGATCATGTATTTTATACTGTCATACCCGAAAAATCCCCAACATGAGCCGCACTCATTACCGTTTTTATCTCTTGCCATATAGCCGTAAACTTCCCCGGTAAGATACTGGTCATATTCCTTTACTTCACACTCAAGAATATTTATCACTTTTTCCCGCAGTTTTTTACTAATACGTTTTACTTTCCATTCTTTTCTTATTTCTTCGGCAGTGACATAAATAATTCCTACCTGCCCCGCATCCCACCTGTCATTGTACGGATATGAATTGCTAGTTGACATTGTAATTCCCGAATGATCGTACAGATTGAGATTTAAATAAATTACATCTTTTCTCTTGATCAATTCCAGTACATCGTCAACACTGAAATTATGATCATCGCCTAAATTATAGCGGCGGTGAAAACATATCATATGCCCTAAATTATCCTGTTCTGTCCGGGGATTGAACGGGCTGTCATCGAGATAGATATTGACCGTACCGTTTTTTACTTCCCTTGACTCAACTAAATAATTACTCATAATATTTACCCTTTTATAATTATAATTTTAAGTTCATAAAAGAACTTATCCCGCTTAACATTAATTAAGCAGGATAAATCATTTTAAGCTACACGCTTGATTCTTACCGCTTCCCGGCGAGTATAAATCCTTCCGTTTTTTGCCTGTTCATAATAGGTTTTTACTATAATGCGGTTACCTTTCAGATCATAAGCGGTTTTATTGATTGTTGTTTTTATTATTTTCATATTTACATCCTTTTATAATTATAAATTTAATATCATACTGAATAAGACAATTTAATATTGTCTTAAACAGTAACATATTAATAACTGCAAAATATTATTTAATGTTGTTATCAAAGTCAATATTGACCGATCAACATAATATTTTGGCTTAATGTTAAATTAAAGTTTTCAGGAATCAAACATCCTGAAAATCAAAGTTTCTAAACTTCAAACGTGTTTAGAAATTAAAGGGTAAATTATAAAAGGTTTTTTGAGATTAAGACACTTTATCAGGATTTTCGGCTTTTGTGAAGTTTCCGGCTTCAAGACTTTTTCCCGACCGCATCCGTAAAGATCGGTTACAATGTTTTGTGTCCGTGGAATTTCAAAGATTGCTGTACAATCCCGTCTTTCAGGGAAGGAATAAATTTAAAATTTTATAAAGTCAATCAGTGAATGTTATATAAAATGTTAAATCTATTATTTAAAAAAAATGATTTAAAACTAACTTACATATATAATATGCTTTATATATCGTCAAAAGTCAAGAAAAAAACGAAAAAAAAGAAAGAAAAGTTTTCATATGTAAACAAAAAGAGCGAATTTTTGAACTTTTTTTAATTAAAATAGAAAAAATTAATAGAATAAATAAAAAAAATAAGACAAAGAAATATGAATTATCCGATAAGGAAAATAAAGAGAGAGATTGAATTAAAATTAAGAATAATAAACGGAGTAATAAAAGAATATGAGAGTAATACTTACTGTAATAATATGTTTGATTGCAATGCCATTTGTAATAATCGGAATAATATGCACGGGAATCATCAAACTATTCTATTTAATTATTGATAAAGTATACCCGGACAATAACGATATATTCAGATTATAATAACGATATATTCAGATTATAATAACGATATATTCAGATAATACGATATAATAAACATGGAAGAAATAACATATATAATCTATTGCGAGAAAATAAAGAAAGCTATTCCGGATATACAGTATTGTAATAATACATGTAAAGAATATCAGTACAGTACAATACGGGAATGCCAAGATATCAATATAACGATACAGGATAATGTAGAGAATAAGAAATAATACTTATTAACAATTATATATATAATTGTTAATAACTTTGTGGATAAGTATATAATATATTATCTATATATTATAATATTCAAATAATACGATATATATGATTGTTTGAAGAAAACAGGATAAAAGATAAATAAGAAAAATACAGGAATATAAGGGCAGAAGAAAGAAAAAAAAGTATGAAGGGTATACTCATTATCTAAATTCAATAATCTTATCAATACCGGGATACTCCCCGATTTAATACAAATACGATACAATAAGACATAATAACTATTATAAGCAGTACATTTCATAGTTATTTACACAAAAAGCGAAAACCATGTTATACGGCTATGAACCCTTAGTGCAACCCTCTGTTATTCTACCCAGAATTTTTTCCAGGGTCTATTTTGTATAGGCTTACTCTTCTATCCTGTATATTATTTTCCAGAAAATTTTTTTCAGGGTTCTTTTTCTTATTATCCGATATATAAAGTATGAAACAGTATATATTATTATCCAGAAAATGCAATAGCTGCGGAGGGAGAATGGCTATGAAGAGCTTTGATCATTCTCCCTTAGAAGAGGAAATAAAAGAAGTTTCTGAAGAGCTTGGCGGTAATTGTTGTATAGATTCTTATATCTTTGAATTATGCGATGACAGTATAAGCTTTGTTGATCCGGATATATGATATGTTAAAATATTTAAGGAGAAAATAATGAAAAGACATTATGTAATATTTTTTAGCCCCGGTACATTTATGGCTGAAGAGACAGAAAAAGAAATAAATAAATGGGACATAGAAGCTGCGAAAACAACGTCAAAAGAAATCCAGGAAAGGTATGGAGCAGTTCCTTACGGATTTGTTTTCGTAACAAGGAAACGGAAAAGGAACGAAATGTATCCGAAAACGATTAAAACAAGTAATATGTATTATCTTGGAGGAAAAATAGAAACGCTTGAAGAAATAAAATTGAGAAATAATTCAGAAGACAAAACATTGATAAGCAATATGGAATGTAACGGGTATGATAAAGTCGTTGTTAATACAAATTCATGGAAATGGACAATGCCTTTAAAAAAGGACGATATAATACTGGAAATGTAATATTTTTCTTATTATCCGATATATAAAGTATAATAATAAATATGCATGGGGATGAATAAATGATGCGTAAAGGTAAGCTTACGGAATGGTTTAAAGATAAAATAAGGAAATGGTCCGGGCTGCAAGATCTTGAAGATAGATGGGATTTGAATTTAACGGGCATAGCGGGTGATATAAAAACCTTGAACAGCAGAATGGAATAGATGGGGATATAAAGCGGATGAAGGGTTTAAAATGGCTGATTCCGCAGTACGCAGGGTAAAACAGGAGCTTCTGCAGGAGATAGCTTACAGACAACAGATGCATAAAGACTGGGAAGAATTTAAGCGATTGATAGATCTGGGAGTGGATGTGCATGTTAATCCGAAGGGCCAGCCTTCATGGGCAATATTTTGCATTGCTGGGAAGACTGAATATATCAGATTCGTGGAACTTAAACCGCAGGATCTTCGTTCTTTGAGAGAATGGTTAAGGCATTTTGAAGGGACCAATAGAATATTTGATCATCCTCCCGGGATGGAAGGATGGTTTATGCATTAAATCAGGAGGCAAAATGATACTTAAAATGATACTTGAAGAAGCAATCAAGAAAACGCTTTTCAAGTATAAATGGATAAGGGATCATCTTAAACGAAATCGAACAGGTCATGATGAAATCAAGATGTTTAGTAATAAGTATATTAGATATCTTAATTATCACGATGAATGCCCATTATGTGAACTTTATTCTGCAGGAAGTCCGCTGTCCCCCGATTGTCCTGAATGTATTTTAAATTCAGATAATTGTTTTAATGAATATGGCAGATTTCAGAAGTTCATGAGAGAGATATCCATTCCAAAAAAAAGAAAATTCTGCGATTGGGTAATTAAACAATGCGAGAAAGCGCTTGAAAAGAAAAATTAATAGCAAATAAAGGGATAACAATGTTAGTAATTTGCGATCATGCCGGGACAGAACATTGTTGGTCAAGGCCAAATAAAGCATATCAATGTCCACATAAAGAAAAACATGAAAAAATGGAAGAATGTGAAAACATGTATTGTTATCCATTTAATGATTTTTTTAAAGTAGAATGTATCCCATACAAGGAGGAAAGCAAATGACAATAAAATTAGATACTCATTGGGAACAGATAAAAGATGTAACATTTCAGGCATTAAAACAATTATCTGATATAGATAGAGAAATGTTTATCCGGGAATATAAGGAAAAGTATTGTATTTATTGTGGTACGGAGAATCCTGATTGTCAATGTTGGAATGATGAATAATTAAAGCAATAAGGAGAAAGGTGAGATATGAAAATAGATACAGAAAAATATATTTTGGATTATATTAAGCATAATCCCGGTGCATCAGTTCTTTCAGCCGAATTAAATGATTTATTTCAAAGATGTGAAGGCATAAAAAATCCTTTAACTTTTCAAAATAGATTATCCAGATATCTTGCAAAATTATACAAAGAAGGGAAAATTAACAGAAAGAAAGTTGCCCCAGGTATCAATGGGGAAGGACATGTTAAATGGGTTTATGCTTATGATTTATTTCTTGATGAATGAACAGGTAAAAAATGAGATATAAGAAAGCACTGGAGGTCAGATGAAATCAGTAACAATTGAACAAATAATGTCTTTTGGTCCATGTTCAATTTATACAAGAGAACACATTGAGGAATTGCGAAAAGAAGTTTGCGGAAGAAGAAAGCGAATTACCATACAAGACATAATGAATGCGCCTATCCCCGCACAGGATAAAATATGGCTGTTATTACGAGAGGAATTTTTTACGGAATTGCAGCTACACCAGATATCTATCTGGTGTTGGGAAAAAATTGCAAGGCCTGTATGGGAGAAATATTATCCGGAAGACAAAAGGCCGCATGAGGCAATACGGATAAAAAAATTGTGGCTTAAAGGAAAAGCTACAGATGAGCAATTGAATGTCGCAAGGAAGGATGCATGGGCTGTAGAGAATGCGGCATGGGCTGCAGAGAATGCTGTATGGGTTGTCGCAAGGGAAGCTGCAAGGGTTGCTGCATGGGATACTGCATGGGATACTGCATGGGAAGCTGCAAGGGTTGCTGCAAAGGAAGCTGCAAAGGAAGCTGCATGGGTTGATGGAAGGGTTGCTGCAAAGGAAGCTGCATGGGTTGCTACATGGAAAAAAATACTAAAACATATAAATAAACTGGGAGTAGAAAGCAAATGATTTATACAATAGCATTTAGCGAGGATCCCGAAGAATTTGTAAAGAAGGTAAGGGAGCTCATGAAAAAGGGATGGATACCCCAGGGAGGAGTATCTCACGATACAGTCATAATGTCGAACAATCGTTTAGTAGTAACATATTGCCAGGCTTTTGTGTTCGGCAATTAGAGGAAAGATATGAAAAATAATAATCTCAGAAGCTTTTTATGGGGAATATTTTTTATGATAGTAATTCTGCTTTTCGTTTATTCGTTTTATTATCAGGTTGTTCTCCGCGTAATTTTATTCTGGTTTACAATATCCGAATAAGGATCTGGTTGAGAGATGGGAAATAAATTCTGGACTGAAGATAAGCTTGAAATCGTGAGAGAAGTATATCTTATGCCTCATGTTACCGAACATATTATTGCCGTTAAGGAATTGAGAAAACGGGGTATAATTGTTACTCTCGCCGCGGCATCGGCACTATCAAATAAAAAAGAAAATAAAATAATTCGTCCGTATATAATAAAAGGCACTCCTTCCAGGGGAAAGAAACTGGTCTGATATTTAGACTCCATTTACCCATCAGGGGATGGAAAAATTTTTAAATAATAAAAGGAGCTATTAATGAAAATGTAGATTTCTTTATTTATATATAATATGTTTCATATGATTATATATAAATAAAGATTTGTTTTTTAATCATTATAAGCAGCTTCCGCCGGGTTTTGGGTCGCATTATTTTCTGGCGGATAAGGGGTGATAGCATAGCGGCAAATGCAACTGATTGTCGATCAGTAGAACGCGGGTTCGAATCCCGTTCATCCCGAATAAAATTTATATTAAACAATAAATACAAGGAGAAAGAATGAAGAAGAAAATATTATTTGGGATTGCTTGTGTATTAATAGGCTTTTTTGCGTTTGCAATCGGCACGATAATAGGTGATTTAATGCGCAAAAAATTAGAACCGTCAATTAAAATTGAAAGCCTTACCGATTCAATTCACAGGCTGCAGAAATCTTATAATATATTCAAGAGTATGTCCGGAGAGCAGTTGGTATCCGTATGGAATCAATTGTTTCATGACGCGGAATATAAAATGGACGGGAAGATCCGGGAAAATGAATACGACTGCGGAACGGCAGAGACCAAATTCTGGAAAGTTCTCGGCGGCAATGTCGTATATGAGAATACTGAAATGAAAGAGCTCAGGCTGCAGCGCGTTTCGCAGGCTTATACTAAGATAAATGATGTACAGATCGGTGATATAATAATATTTAAAAGAGACGGAAAGTACGGCCATATCGCGGTAATACACCGGGTAAATAAGAAAACTCTCGGCTATATGGATATGAATGTTATAGATGACGGGCCGGGTTACAATACGATTGCTTTCAATGATCCCCGGATACAGGGGGTATATGCCATGAGCTTTGATTATTTTTGCGGAGATATTTTAAATAAATTTGAAAAGAAATGATTAAGCTTGCGACTAAATTATTAAATAAATACAGATATCATCGTGCAAAAAATGATATAGTATATTTCATGCGGAAAGTATTAAAATTTAAAGTTCCCGATTATATGGCTGATCGCTTTAAGATTTTGGATATATATCATCCGAACGAATATTCAGTACATAAATTATGTACACGGACTGAAAATAAAATACAATTGTACGATGCTGTTTGTTATTATGATTATATTAAAAAGCATGATATGCTTAAAGATGTAATAATTCGCGAATTTAAATAATTTATAGGAGAATATATTTATGAAAAGTATTTATGAGCTGGGATTGCACGAGGCAATTGAAGTTAGAGGGGATGGAATAGACACTGAAATAAGGCGCGTTCCCGGAGGATGGATTTACAATTTAATGACGAAGGCTAAATCCAACGGAGCAGTAAACTGGATTTCTACCCCTGTATTTGTTCCGTACAATAATGACATGGAAGGATCATCTGCCGAAGCTGAATTCGTAACTGTATCGTCCGTGAAAGATAAAATACCGGATGATTCGGATAGAATGGGCAGGTGGGAAGAACCCGAAATATTCAAGGGTCGAACTCCTAAATAGTTATTGACTAAAATCAAATTTATGTTTATTATTAAAAACCAGTGTTCAATGCACTGGTTTTTTGTTATATATTAATATACAGGAACGGATATATATGATTAAGTATTTTATAAAACATTTTATTAAAAAGACAGGAACTCCCAGAAAATCCGGGTCCGATAATAAGAAAATAGTCAAGAAACAAGCAAATAAGTAAATAAGAGAGAGTCAAAATTGGCAGATAAAAATAATACCCCTGCAATATCCGGACCATTGGGAGGATTGCCGGGATCCGGCCGCACTCCGAAGGCTTTGATGTTTAAAAATTATCCGCAGGCTATTAAGATGCTGGATGAAGGTCTTCTGGACGCCATTCAGGTATTGAAAGACGGCCTGAAGGCTACTACGAATGTTTATTCCAAAGACGGAACGCTGGTGGAGGAGAATGTGCCTGATAAGTGGTTTCGTTACAATTGCGCGATACAGCTTTTAAAGAAAGCTATTCCGGATAAAAAAATTAAAGAAATAACCGGGCCTGAAGGAGGGCCGGTTGAAGTTAATATAAATAAAAGAGAAGCAGTATTATCCATTTTGCAAATAATAGAGGATAAACCATTAGAAGAATTAAGGCGGGAAATAGAGGATGGAAGTTTCCAGTTATCTCAGTCTGACAGAAGAAGAGAAATCGAAGCGGAAGAAGAAATGGAAGGAGAGGCAAAAGAAGAAAGGACAAGGATTAGATCCGGAAGAAGAAATAGCGAATGATAGGGCATTAAAAGCTCTTTATCTTATTAAAAAACATCTTAGCGGTGAGATAACTATATCTGATACTCAGATCAATGTTTTATGCGCGTTAGTTATTGAAAGAAGCAAGAAATGTCTTTATTTTTTCGCCAAGCATGTATTGGGGTTTGACCTACTTACCGACCAGACTCATAAGAGATGGGCCGATGATCTTATAACTGCAATAAAAAAAGATATAAGGAGGGTCATGCGCCTCAAGCCGCGAAAAACGTATAAGTGTTTAAAAAAAGGAACACTTTTGCTTAATTATGGTATTGATGGCAATTATAATATAGTTCCCGCAAAGTTGATTAACCAGAAAGATTTTATAGAAGACGGGATTGAAGTTATTATGAAAAGCGGAAGAAAATATATTTGCACTAAAGATCATCCTTTTAAAACTATTAATGGGTGGGGGCGCGCTAGAATTGGGTTGAGAACGGCATTGATTCGTAAAATTCCAAATCCATATAAATCAATAGATGAGGCAGAAGAATATTTGATGGGGTTATTAGTTGGAGATGGATGTTTAAGAAAGGGGACGCCAAAATTAACATGTTCCAACCAAGAGATTTTAGATAAATTAAAAGAATATGGATTCATTGTTAATAAACAGGGTGACTCTAAATATAATTATAGTATATTAAATTTTTATAATAAAGTTAGAGAATGCGGATTAGAAGGTACAGATAGTTGGAATAAATTTATTCCTCAAAAGTATGAAGGTTCATCCCATTTTTTAAGGGGATTATTTGATGCTGATGCGTCTGTTTCAAATAAAGAATCTGAAATTATATTTGTTACTGTTTCGGAGAAACTTGCTGATGATGTTCTTAGAAATTTGCTTTATTTTGGAATAGTGGCTAGGAAAAAATTTTATAAATATATTGAAACAGAAAAAAGTCCGGCCGTTGAATGTTATAAAGTTAATATTTATGGTGAATTTATTAAAGAATATCATAAATATATAGGATTTAATTGTAATGGGAAGAAAGAAAGATTAAATTCATTAATAAATAATTCCAGAATCGGTAAAAACAGCAATTGTGACACTATCCCTAAAGAATGGAGAAAGTTATTAAAATCTAATGAAAAGAGGAATTTAAGATATGATCTAGGATTAAGAATAGATAATCATTATGCGACTTCTAGAAATAAAGCTTTGAAATGTGGAAAATATTTAAAAAATAGAGATGTGATACAATTAGCTGAAGCTAATATATTTTGGGATGAAATATGTGAAATAAATGATACAGGTCCCACTGAATTTTCTGCTATTGGGTCTGATATAGAAAATTTTATAACCTCAGATGGGATGATTCATCATAATAGTACATTATATGGGGTTTCTTTTGTATTGTGGTTATGGGGCTGTATCTCTCCAAAAATAAGGATATTTTATACATCTTCCTCCGGGGCGCTCATAGATGAAATTGCCGATAGCTTCGGAAATTATGTAGGGACAGAAAAGAACGAAACTCTTTATTCGTTTGTGTTTGGAATTACCAGGCAAATAGATAAAAAAAATACTTCAAACGTATTTAATATCCAGGGAAGAGAAGGAAAAGGATTTTCTCTTACTTTAAGAACTTCCGGGGGTTCTACTACCGGAACTCATCCTAATGTCATTATCGCAGATGACCCGGTTGGAGAAAAAGACCGTGATTTTGAAGTAGAAAGAAGAAGCAAGGAAAGATGGTTTGATACGCTTCAGCCGCTTTTAGTGCCTTTTGATGATCCCGCTACCGGGTTGCATTTTGAGTCCATATATTATATCGGCACGAGATGGCATATACACGATCTTGTTTATTATATCAAAGAAGAGCTTATAAAAAAGAAAGGTCAGCTATGGGATATTGAATCAGAATCCATAATTGGTCCGGATGGTCATGCCGCTTATCCTGAATTTTATTCTGATGAAAAAATAGCCGAAGACCGGAAAAGCATGACGGATGTATTTTTTGCCTGCCAAATGCTTAATGATCCCTTGCCGGAAGGAATGCAGACCTTTGATCTTAACCGGCTTCATTTTATCCGGCCTTCTCAGTTCAGGGAGATATTCAGGTATGGACAATTAATATGCGCCTTTGACCCATCTCTTGGAAAAAAGCATTCGGACTATCCTGCCGTTTGGTGGGGGCATTATATAAATGATACGATAACTCTTTTTGATGCAATCGATGAAAAAGTAGAGCTTACATTGCTGGTTCATCAGATAGCATATAAAAATAAATTATATCACTGCAGAAAAATGGTATACGAGGATAATGGCGTAACCCTTGTGGGAAAAGCCATAGACGAAGCCCATGAAAGACTTGGATGGAGGATGGATATTGACACGGTGCATCATGGATCCGACAGTAATAAACACGAGAGAATAGTTTCCACTCAGCCGGATCTGTATTCCGGGCATGTGAGATTTCTTTCTGATTATGAGAGAAGGTATCCGGAAGCAATGAATCAGATAGTATTTTATGGGGCTTATTCTCACGACGATTTTCCGGATTGTCTGGAAATGATAATTACATATTTTAAGAAGCCTCATTTCCAGTATGTTAGATACGATGCAAAGCTTTAATAAAAATGTTGACAAAATGATATATATGTGTATACATTAGAATTATGTTTTGGCTCTCTAAAACTACTACTCTCTTTGTTGTTTATTTGTTTCGTAAGCAACCGCGATAAGGTGCTCTCGCTTGCTCGGCGATAAGAGCAAATTTCATCAATAAGATGAGTCGAGATGGCGGCGGACACCAATTTAATAATTTTCAATCAAAGACATCCTGAATTAAGCAAGAAAGATGAAAACTGGAAGCTGATATATAATGCTTATATCGGAGGATTGCAGTTTCAGGACGGCAATTATTTAATACAATATCCAAAAGAATCCAAAGGCTCTTTTAATAAAAGAAAACAAAGAGCTGTTTATTTTAACCAGATGTCCCCTATCGTGGACATGCTTTCCGGGCTTCTTTTTCTTAATGAGCCTGTAAGAAATATTCCTAAAGAATTAAATTATTTGCTGGATAAAGTATCCGGTAAGAAAAAGCTTAATGAGTTCATGAGAATAGTCGCCGCTCATAGTTTTATGTTTACTTGCGGTGTTCTTGTGGATACTCCAAATTTTAATCCTGATATTATACGCACTAAAAAGGACCGGCTTGACGGAGGCATAAATCCTTATGCCGTTTTATATCTGCCCTTCAAAATACGGGATTTTAATATAAACGCGGATGACGGGCAACTTGAATGGGTGATACTTGATAACTCTTACTGGGATCATCCGGACCCTTTTAATCCGGGGCAGAATATAATTAAATATACTTTATGGACGAGGGAGATATGCCAGCATTTTATATTAATGGATAAAAAAGCTGTTATTGCTGAACCTCCGAAAAAACATGGAATAGGTTATGTTCCATTTCATTTTATTTCATGGCGCGATGATAATAATGATTTCATAGGTGAAACCGTTTGTGAAGATATAGCAATGCTTTGTAAGCTCATATATAACAATATGAGCTATATGGACGAGATGCTTGCGTCCGGAACTTTCAAGATGCTTGTTTATCCTTCCAAGGATGGAAAGGCCCCTACAAGCCTTGTCGACGGCGGGGTAGGCCCCTTGGCTATTATTCCCGTGGATATAGATGCTTCTTTTCCTCCGAGTTTTATCGGGGCAGAGCTTACTGAAATAAAACCTTTTATAGATGCTATTGTTTTTTATATGGCGGAGACTTTGAAAAAGGTGGGGCTATCAACTGATGAGACAAAGGAATTTGTCAAGTCCGGGGTGGCGAAGACAATAGATTTTCAAAAAATGCAGGCTCTTCTCACAACAGGGGCGTTGATGATGGGCCGGGCAGAGGAATGGATATTTCAGACTGCCGCGGCATGGGAAGGGAAGAAATTTGAAAAGGAAAAAATTAAATCCGAATATACTTCAAAATTTTCAATAGGTGATCTGCAGACGGAAGTTACGATGCTGAACGAACTGCTTATGCATCCTATTAAAAAGCTTCAGCAGGAGACTTTGAAACTGATTGTAAAAAAATTGTTGGCAAATGATATAACACCTGATATATTACAGGTAATATATGATGAAGTTGATAAAGGAAAGAGTTTAGTAAGTCAGCCGGGGATGGATTTAAATTCGGCGGCTCAGAAAATAAAGAATCAAAACAAAAACGAATAGGAGAGTTTATGAGATTTAGAAGCAAGTATTTAAGATTATTTTTAAATTTATTTATGTTCACCCGGTTTTGGGATGGGGATCCTGATGAGCCGGGAACTCCCGGAGGGGGCGCAGGAGATGAAGGAAAGGTTAAGTTTAGCGGAGAAATCGTAGAAATTCCAGATCCTAAATCCGGCAATAAAATAAAAGTTCCAAAAGAGGTGGCTGATTCTGTCAATGCGCTTATAGGCCATTCTATCTCGACAACGAGAGATAAAGTAAGGCAGGAATATGAACCGCTTATTGAAAAATTAAAAAGCGAAAGCGCGAATTACGAAGAAGTTCAGGCGGAATTGGAGAAACTTAGAGAAGCCACCATGACAGCAGAGCAGAAAGCTGAAGCAAATGCCGCGAAAGTTATTCGCGAACATGAGAGAACAGCGAAGATCGCGACAGAAGAGGCGTCTAAATGGAAGGATTTATTTGAAAAGTCTACAATAAAGACCGATATATACGGCGCTTTTGGGGATGCGAAATTATTTAATCCGAAACAGGTAGCTTTGCTTTTTGAAAATGAAGGAAAGGCAAAGGTAACCGAGAGAATTGACAGTACGGGAAAACCTACGGGTGAATTTGAAACCGTTGTAAAATTGATGCTTGAGGACAAGGACGGAAAGCCGGAAGAAGTTGAAGGCACTCCGGAACAGACATTTAAGAGATGGATTGAACTTGAGCGAAATTTTTATCTGCGGCAGGCAGATATAAAATCAGGAGGGGGAACTCCTCCTTCAAGACAAGGGCAGTATTCCCAGGTTGACTGGGATAATATGACCCCTTCACAAAAAGTGACAAAAGCAAGAGAGTTAGGAATAAAGGGAGGGTCGAAATAAATCTTTGTGCCATATTAGGAGGAATTAAACAATGGCATTAACATTAGTAGAAGCTGCAAAGATTTATAAAGGCGATCCGATTCGTTCCGCTATAATTGAACAATTTGCCCGCTCCTCTGAAGTTCTCAGGACGATTCCTATTGAAACTATTCAGGGTACGGCAATGAGGTATAACAGGGAAGAATCTCTGCCGGGTATCGGTTTCAGGGGTGTTAACGAGGCTTTCACCGAAGGAACAGGTATTATAAATCCAATGACAGAACCGCTTGTTATTGCGGGCGGTGATTTGGATGTTGACCGTTTTATCGTTCAGAGAATGGGTGAAGGAACCAGAACCACTCATGAAATGATGAAGGTCAAGGCTTTGTCCTTAAACTGGACAAAAACATTTATTAAGGGTGATCAAACCACCGAGCCTCGTGAGTTTGACGGCCTGCAGGTAAGATGTACCGGAAATCAGCTTATTGCCGCAGGATCAACAGCCAACGGTACTCCTCTTTCGTTAGCGAAACTGGATGAGCTTATCGACGCAGTTGATAATCCTACTCATTTGCTCATGAATAAAGCAATGAGAAGGAGACTTTCCGCCGCCGCAAGAAAATATGATGTGGGGGGTTATATTACATATGAACTTGACGCTTTCGGGCGGAGGGTTACATATTATAATGACCTTCCCATTCTTATTGTGGATAAAGACAGCACTAACACCGATATTTTGCCGTTCGAGGAAGCCGCTTCAAGTGGAACCGCGACCGCTACATCTATTTACTGTGTAAGTTTCGGTGAAGGTATGTTCAATGCGATTCAGGGCGACGATATCGATGTCAGAGACCTGGGAGAAGTTGATGATTCTCCGGTTTACAGAACGAGAGTTGAATGGGATTGTGGTATAGCAATTTATCATGGAAGGGCTGCTGCGAGATTGTGGACGGTTGCTGATGCCGCAGTAACGGCATAAGGAGGAATAATATGGCTACTAATAGAATGACTTTTACTTATGACGACTTGCTTTGTCTGCATGAGTGGGAAACAGCATTAACTGCTTCCGATTACGGCAGTGATGCTGATGATACGGCAATAGTCCTGGATCTCGGCACGGGCTTCTTTGAAGGAAATTGTATTATTGATGTATCGGAGCTGGATGTAGATACGGGGAATGAATTGGTTACTTTGTATCTACAGCTATCGGCAGTCGCAGCCTGCGCTTCGGCTCAGTATAACATTCCATTGCTGGTTCTTGGGGATGCCACTCAGCTTGACGGTGATACTGATATGGCTACCGGAAGATATACCGTTCCTTTTAACAATATGATAGCCGACGGCGTATGTAAGCGTTACGCGAGACTCCGTATTGTTATCGCAGGCACGGTTGCCGGATTCCTTTGCAGCGCCTATATTGCCAAGAAAATTCAATAAGAGGTGAAAATCAATGGGCGAGAGACGGCGAAAAACTTTTGATGCGGATCTGGAACTTAAAGACGCCGGTTTAGTAGCTGCTTCTGCGGCTGCTCAGGTCGATAGTGTTAATAAGATACTTGATCTTGGCACAGGAACTGTTGAGGGAGATATCATCATTGATGTCTCTGCTATGGAGGTTTTATCGGATGATGAAAAATATATCATCCATGCCGAGGTTAGTTCAAGTTCCACTTTTGCATCTGATATATATGCGGTAGTCAGCTTAATACTGGGTTCTGCCGGAACTGCTGAATGGGATAATATTCCAGGAGATGAGGATATGTATATCGGTCGGTATACTTTACCGTTTATAAACGAAATAGTAAACGGTACACCGAAAAGATATCTGCGTCTTTATACGGAAGTGAGCGGCACGGTTGCAACCGGTATAAATTATACGGCATATCTATCGAAAAGAGACAAATAATCTCTGATTTGATGTTTTAAAATATTCCCCTTCGTTCGAGGGGGAATTTTCAAGATATTAAATAACAAAGGAGTTAAAAATGAGATTTAAAAAAAATCATAATGGCAAGATTGTATTACTGGATAGAAAAGGTAATGAAGTGGAATTTTCTTATCCGATAGATGTCACGCAGGCCCTTGAAATGGTAGATGCGGATGGAGAAGCACGCTATACTTGCCCTAAAGAATCTCTTGTGAGTTTTAGAGATGAAGTAAAGGATGCAAGGAAGAGGAAAGAAATTCGAAAGGAAATAGTCAGACAAAGTGCGGAGCGCAAGGGGATAAGAACAACTTCAGGGAAAGAAGTCCCGAGTGAATTTTTGATCGATGAGGAAAATTTACTTGATGAAGATTTCATCCAGTCGAATCCGGAGAATATTGATAATCTTGAGGGTTCAGGCGAAAATGCTTTAAATAAAATGGGATTCGAAGATCCTGATGAACTGGATGAAATTGTTCCGGCGGAGCCGTCTGATGAAAAACCAAAAACTTCCAGAAGAGGAAGGAAACCTGCCGATAAGAAAACGGAATAATGTTAAGTGCGACATATACAGTTGAAGATATAAAAGCCGTTTTAAAAAAAACGTATGATTATTATAATTATGCGACAAATGATGAATTTGAAGCGGACTTGAATCTCATTATAAATGATGTAATGAGATTATATTTTTATCCAAAAATAGGGAAAACCAGGTATGATGAAATCGCAGATAAAGATAAGACGGGCATAGATTTTGATGATGACCCGTATGAAGAATATCTTTACTGGGCGGAAGTTTATACGGTTTGTTATGAATTTAATAAATTTTTGACCAGAACGGATAATCAGCAGCAAAATTCTACTGCAGAAAGTTTAAGGGTTGAAGGTTATTCATACAGCACTAAGGGAAGTACATCTTCTTCCCTGGGCGCAAAGGCTACTACTGATTTCTGGGATATGGCCTCTCAATACTGGAAAAAAGCCGGTTTTGATTTGAATGGCCTGCAAAGGACATGTACTATTTTTGGAGATTCTGATGATTATCATAATTCTGTCAGGACGATAATTCAGTGATACCCTATGTTAAAATATATACACAAAATCCGGTTAATTTTTATGATGAATACGAACTGACAGAGGATGAATTATCCCGCCTATATGACATGTTTGAAAAAGGGGAGGATCAGGATGCTACGGATATATTCATTCAGCGTTTTATTCTCCCTCCTGCGGCAAAATATCAGGATACAATTACTTCTTATTTGGAAAAAATTGACTTCGGAATATTTGATAAAACAGATTCAAATAATCTTTCGAGAAATATAAATTATCTTACTCTTGGTTTAATTGCAGTTATTAAAAATAATTATTCTAAATACGTAAAGAACGTTTATGGCAAATCTGTTTTAAAAAGAAATAAAATAACTTTTCCCGATGTAAAGAATTCGATAATAAACGAAGTAATAGAAAATTTTATCGAGCATTTTCAAACCGCGTTGTATAATACAAATACATTTACTATCAATGCCATGAGGACACTGCAGAGAGAACTTATCGCAGAGAATTATAAATTAAGTAAAATGGATCTCTCCGCAGATACTATTAACACGATAATTAAAAATTTTAAAGCTTCTTTAAGGACAAGATATCCCGCTATTTATAAAGCTATTCAGAAAAAAAATATTGTAGTAGTTTCCAGAATGACCCCTGACGGAATAAAATTTATGCATTATAAATTGGATTATTATATCGATATGAGCGTAAGAGCAACATTGCTCAATGTTGACAGGACATCTGTTCAGGTAATGGCCATCGCGAATGATGAACCGGTTGTGGAATATTATTTATCTGATAACCGGGCGGTAAAGAAGGATAGGGAAATATGCCAGCAAATACTTACAAATAAAATATACGGCAGGAGTATACTTGCGGTTGACGATAATACTGCTAAAAGACTCGGAATCATGTCTATCGATGAAGCAAAATCTACACCTGACTATGCTATGGGAATTAATTGCAGACATTCAATCAGGAGATTGGATAAGGCATATCTTAATCAAATAGATAAGTTGTTGCAGGAGGCGGCATGAGTGTTTCGGATCGCATGAATAATGCCGCTTTAAGCAGGGCCCAAATACATGTCAGGAATGTATGCGCTTCAGGGTCTGATATTCAGCTTATAAAGCCGTCTACTCCTTCATCAAAAGATGAATTTGGAGCAATTACTTCCGCTTCCGCTCTTGATCTGAAAGCTTTTCCGGTAAGATTTTCTCCTTTTGACAGGGTAACTTTGCAGAGGATAACATGGGCGGAGAATGTGGATATACTTTGTTATGTTTCAAAACTTGCGGTTGATAATTTGTCCGTTACAATAAAACAACTAAAGAAAAAATATTCCAGATTAAAATATGGCGGATATAATTATGATATAAGATATATTGAATATTATAATGCTTTCGCGAACGACTGGTTATATATTATTGTAGGCGGTACAAAATGATAAACGTTCGCGTAGAAGTAAGACAGGAAGATATCAATAGTCTTGGTAAAGAGTTGAAGAAGATAGGAAAAATTGTGACTTCTTCAAATCTTCAACTTTATCGGGCAAATAGGTATAGAAGATATACTGTTGAAATGCTTGAACAAAGAGGACTGGATCTTAAACCAATAAGTGAAGCAACTAAAATAATAGATGGCGGAGATCATAATCCTGAATATAAATCCGGATCGTTAGCGAGAAGAATGGGAGTAAGACCGATCAAAGGCAACGCGGCAGAAGCAGGTTATTTTGAGAATAGCCCTAAAATTCCGAATAAAGAAATTACATATACGCAGGCCGCGATACTGCAGCATACGGGTTTTAGAATTCCCTTGCATGGCGATAAAGGCGCAAGGGTAAGGGCGTGGCTGGCATGGAAGGGAGTGTTTGAAAATAAGTCTCCCGGAAAGAATGCTGATCCGGATCCTACATGGGAAACTACAAGCGAGCACTGGATTCATGTTCCTGCCCGTCCTTTTATGTTAATAAGTTATTTGCAGTACATGATGACAGGCGAGGACGCGAAAGCTGTAGATGAATATTTGCAGAAAATGATGGAATCTCCGATGGAAGATCCTACTAAAATAGATCCTTTGAAGACGGCGAGGGGAATGGATGGCATTTAACGAGCTTAGTAATGAAATATGGACTCCATCATCTGGGGCCGTTGTTGTAAGCAATAATACGGATACAAGTATTGATGGGAGCTCAAAGGAAATAGTATGGACAGATGCCGAGAATGAATATGTAACAATATCATTTACCGAGGTTGATTTGTCTTTGTGGGAAGAATTGTCTTTTCATATTTTCCTGAAAGATCAGCTCGTAGAAGGCGCTGTATTCAGGTTTACAATAGACGGGAACGATTATGATTTTACCAGGGAGAATTTAAGACAAAGCAGGTGGAATCATGTTCTTTTTAATTGTTCGGGAATGAGCGCGGTTTCTTCAATCGTGATAACGAGCCTTGTTGAAAATCTGACTTTGATAGTGGATTATATAGGATACAGGAAAGTATCTTACAATATGGATATAGACGTAATTGAAGCATTGAAGGATCATATAAATCTTGATTATGATTATTCAACGACTCTTTCTGCGGATGCCGCTGTCGGAGATAATGAAATTTCTCTCACTGATACCGGTTCCGAATTTATAACCGAGACTTCCGTACTGGAACTGGATAACGGCGCGGGTAATACAGAAATCGTAGAATTACTGGACAGAGACGGTACATTATCCGAAGCTCTTACTAATTCATTTTCTTCCGGAGATGAAGTCCGGATTCTTTGTCCGGTAAAAGGTGAAGATTATGATTCTGTTGAAGCCGATCCCATTTGCGGCATAAAAATTTATGATGCCGGGGTCAGTAAAGAAGATATTATTGTCACGATGAAAAACGGAGTAAAACTGAAACAATTTCTTGGAGAACTGGGAATTATTATTTATATTGATTGTAAAAGTAAGAAAAAATTATTTCAACTGAAGAGAGAGTTTGATTTTAAGTACGGGCGGGAATTTGAATTTTTATTAGATGGAGAAAGAGTTACTATATATCTGGAATCGGCTTTATT